GATATAGCAACGAAGTTGCGCCGACCACAGGAACACCACACTTACAGGGCTGGGCGTACGCCAAGAGCCCCATGCGACTAACCGGATGGAAAAAAGTCCTGCCTGGAGCCCACATCGAAGAGATGCGGGGGACATTCGCACAGAACGATGCATATTGTTCGAAATCCGCGGAATTAATTCACCTTGGCACAAGACCCATGGGCAACGGACAACGCCGTGACCTCAAAGACCTGGCAGATGCAGTCGTAGACGCAGCCACAACGGGTAAGAGACTCTCAGAAGTCGTGACAGAGGAAGAGAATCGAGCGACCTTTGTGCAATATCACAACGGGATCACAGCACTCTACAGACACGCAGTGACTGAAAAACTACGCAGGGTCGACAAGGACTTTGCACCGGAGGTGCACTACATCTACGGAGCCCCAGGATCCGGAAAAACACGTTACGTGTACGATCAAGAGCCGGGACTGTTTCGAGTCCCTGATCATGACGGTTACAAGTGGAAAGACGGTTATGCAGGTGAAGACGCCGTGTTGTATGATAACATGAGCATCAAAAACTGCACGCGGCCGGAGGCACTACTTCAAGAAATCGACAGATATTTTATTCAAGTTCCAGTCAAGGGAGGCTACATTGGATGGAGGCCGAAGCGCATCTACATCACAAGTGTCTATCCCATCGATATTTTCTCGATTGAAGCTGGGTTTTCACACCCTGCCGAGTTCACGCGTCGCGTGACGCATCAAATGTCCTTGTAGTACATACGCATATATCCACTCCATGATCCAACGCGATCCGTGGTTAAAGTGGAGAATTGTTCGTACGGAAGACAATAAATGGCCAGTGGCTTGTTCATGAGTTGTGTCCCGATGAGTGGTCCAGAGAACACGATAGGCGACTGACGCTTGCGCTTGATCCAGAGTTTGACGAGCTTAGTCTGTTCTTTACCGCCGGTAGAAGCAACACCAAAACTTTGCGGATTAATTCGGTGAATACGATCATATAAAAACTTGACGCCGAGATCCTTGTCGGGCGGTAGGAGCATGTTATTTCCAGTAACTCCATTAGTTGCGATCTGAAACGGGTCAAACACGTTTGTCGTAATGTTGGTACCCACGGACTTAGGCAAAATAGCCACGATAAGTCGGTACATTGTGTTAACACGATCCGCCTTGTTAGCGAGATATATCTTCAACGACATACCCACAGGAGAGATTTTGTCTCCGATGCGCTGATTACGCGCTGTGCCCTGTGTTATCGTAACCCAAGGATTGAACCAATCTGGTGCGCTAGTCACATTCACAGGAATCACCACTCCCGGAGGGCTTGGCTCGCTTCCGAGATTGTGGTAGAGCTGACGATTCTCGAATGCGATATCCTGATATTTCGTCTCCGAACTCTTCATCAGAACTCGCTTCACACGAGCTTTGAAACTCGTCTTCCGACGAGAAAACCTCCCACGACGAGTCATCATCTTCCTGCGAAAGTACTTGTCGTACGTCCCCTTGCGGAATCTCCGAACTGGCATCCATTCAGGGGTAGACAGGCTCAACCACCGGGACTTAAATACGTGGAAGGCCGCGAAAAATTCGTGCACACCACACACCAGTGAATAGGCCGCCGAAGGCGCAGTGCCAATGCGGTATCCGGGTACCTACCCGGAGCCGGCATCTGGCTGTGAGGCGATCGGGTAGGTACCCGGATACCGCCGAGCGATCAGCCGTGCGCCAGCACGCGTTTACGCGAAAAAAAAACACGTGATAGACCGGGCCAAGGTCCTGGGCGCAGTATTACCCCAGGACCAGCCTGAGACACTCATGCCTGAGACAAATGAAAAGACCACTTTTCGATCATGTGCATTCACATGGAACAACAAATCAGAAATCACAACGCTTCATGAAAAGTTGCAATACATCGGATATAGCAACGAAGTTGCGCCGACCACAGGAACACCACACTTACAGGGCTGGGCGTACGCCAAGAGCCCCATGCGACTAACCGGATGGAAAAAAGTCCTGCCTGGAGCCCACATCGAAGA